CCTATAGCTGTTTCATCCAATTTTGGGCCTCGAACGACCTTAATTTTTGATGATGGAAGAAGACCGGCTTCGTCCGGAGGTTATTCCTAATGCCCGCTGTCCTGCAGCAGGGTCACTAGAAAAGGCGTTGAAAAATGCGCGTGCTGTACTCTGTCTAGAATTCCTTGGAATTCCGGAGTACGTTTACTTACCCTCGGGTAAGCGCACGTGTGTTTCCCTACGCACCTCATGGGATGGTTGGATCAAGTTATGCCTGGAACGGTATAGCAGGCACTCTAGAGTTGGGAGTAGGCTTCGGCTGGCTCTTAAGTCGACTAAGCGCATCTTTGATGCGCCTTGTAAGGAGTGTGACCGTGGTCTGGCCAGCAAGGCGAAGAGTGAGTGGAAGAGACATGTCGCCCGCGACGTGCCCCTCACGAATCTCCCAAGCGCGAGTGATCTCGAGGAACTGCGGAAGGCAGTGAGAGAAAATCTCGGCGGTTGGGGTAGGCGGTTGGAGGTAGCGAGGAAGACAGGAGAGAGAGAGCCTGTTCTTGGTGAGTACATCCCTGACCAGCAGGGTTGTTATGAGCTTACAACTAGGGACGGTGGTACTTTGGCCGTTGGGCCTTCCAGTTACTCTGGTGACTGGTCGGCCGTTCGGTTGGGGTGCGCCAAAACGAAGGGTAAGTTTAGGACTGTAACTATGCAGTCCGCTGAGGTCAAGCGCGTGTTGACTCCGGTTCATAACGCCCTTTACGATCACATTACCTCCTTCGGGTGGTGTGTCCGTGGGGATGTTACTAAGAGGGACTTCGAGGTCATCGTTGACGATCTGCGGGAAGGTGAGCTCTATATCAGTGGCGATTACTCTGCCGCCACTGATAACATCTACCTTCCCGTGGTTCGTGTAATAGTTGACGAGATCTCGAGGTGCCCTGAATTATCGGAGATGGAAAGGAGTGTGTTGCTCGGAAGTTTCGATGACCTCCGTTACAAGAATGGCTCTTGTGGGATAGAAGAACACTATCCCATTAAGAGAGGCTCAATGATGGGGAACCTTGTCAGTTTCCCATTGTTGTGTCTCCTCAATAAGAGCTGTTTCGATATCGCTTGCGATATCCGTAAGGAGGGTGATCGAACTCGGAAGGGTAGGTTCAACGGTGATGACTGTGCCTTTTGCGGTGATGCGGATTTCTACCAAGTTTGGAGATCGGTCACCTCGAGGTATGGCCTCATCGTTAATGAAGAG